ATAGTTTGTAATTTTTTGTGTTGGCATAGACATTGTTTAGTTTGCCATTTTCACCTTCATAGTCAAACCCCAAAATATATATTTCGTCTACACCTGATCGAGAAGCCATATCCAATGCTGTTGGTCCGCTACTCCATCCTAGACTGGGAATAAAATAGTTGAATCCCCTAAATGCTTTGTATCTAGCATTGCCATTGGTCCACACTGAATGCTGGTGTTGATAACCGACACTGTTTAGTTCCATAACCATTTTGGGATCTACTGCAATTAAAAAATCTGGATCAAATTCTCTATATAAAGCATTGCATCCGTATATTTTTCCGTATGCTTTTAGATCTGGGGGCTGTATTGCAAGACGGCTTTTGCCGTTGCCTAGCACAAAACAACGCATATTAATCTCCTTGTATTAATTTATCAAAGAGATTTTATTGTGGTGCCGGAGGTGGCGCACCGTACATTATTTTTACAAATTGCAATTCTTGTTCTTGTTCTAAGATGTGTGCTTCACTAGTTTTTCTCAATTGATTAATTTGACCCAATGTTAATCTAGTTTTTCTAGTGTCGTTTTTAGATATTGCGGTTTTGTCTTGGCGAGGTTCGTATCTCATGTCATTGGACAGAGATTTTTTGTCATTGTCAACGTAAAACAGTTCTCTTAGAATCATATGATATTTATGCTGTTGGCGGAGTTGCGGGGGTTACTGGTAACGGTTCAGTTCCAGGTTCTGGTATTGCATCAGATTGTTCGGGTGTACCTTCAGTATCAGTAGCAGCATCAACATCAGCAGCAATATTTCCTTGACTTAGGCCAATAGATCTTAGTTCTCCACTGCTGTCTGTGGGTATTGGATCACTCTTGCCTTGTTCTTCGCTCCACAACAATTCATTTTCTGCCATCTCTTCTTCACTCAGTCCTAAGAAACGTTTTAGTGCAAATCGTTTGCTGATGAACGGTACTGCTTGAATAGTATTAAATGTATTGATACGCTGGCCATCTACTTCACTTTGACGATATGCTGCAAAGTTCATTGGAGGTTGTAGTTTCAATTCAAACAAACTGGAATCAATATTGACTCCTCTGTTGTGTAGATATAATTTAAATTCTTCGTCAAATATACTGGCTGCTAAACTCTGTAGTCTTTCACAATATTTGTTAAATCTAAATTCTTGAATATACGCTGTGCCCACACGGCCATCGTTGTACTGCGCTTGACTGTCGTCTGCGCCTGTGGGCAAATAACTACTGGGAATTCTTAAACCACGGAACAACTTGTTTGTAAAGAATTTTAAGTCGTCAATCTCACCAAGATTCGTTCCTCCTGGTAAAGTTTCAACTTTACTTCCACGTCCTTCAGCAGTTTGTGGAAAGAAGTAATCTTCGTTAATACTCAGCGGATTGTATGCTGAATCAATAACGTTAGTACCACCGCCAGTGCTACTGGGAATCCTACGTTGATGTATTTCATTTTTAACACGCTCAACAAATCCCATAGCCAAGTGACTGGGCATATTACCTACGTCAACATAGAACACTCGGCGTTCTGGCGCACGTTGTACACGATAGATAATGATAGCATCTTCTAATAACTCTTTTTGTTTGAATACTTTGAATACTTGTTCTAACAAACTGTTGCCAAACGGATAGTTGTTGTCTAGTCCTTCACTGAGGCTGAGATGAATCACATGTTCAGCATTTACTGCTTCTTCCATCTGTGTTAATTCAAATCTAGATCCAGTTGAAACATTGTATGCACCACCAGGGCCTGCACTGCCGTTACTGCCGCCGGCAGCATAGGTAGTTCCTCTATTTTGTGTATTAGTAGTGTTGGGATGTATCATCGTCACTGCAAGATCTTTTAAATTGATATTGAGGTCTTTGATTACATATTGTTCAGGCATTTTGCCTTCACTTTCGTTTACTATGATCTTGGTAATTTTACCAGCATCTATATACATCCACTTTTGATTTTCTGGATCACGTACAAAAAATGCATCGCCGTATTTGAAAAGATTACGAATAGTTCTAAAAATTCGTGTGTCAAATTCTTGCAACTTTGACCATTGCTGTAGATATTCTCTTAGAATACGTATTTCTGTATTGGTTGCTTTGTTTTTAAAAAATAAATTAAACGGTGTATTGTTTTCTTTGTTCTTCTGTGTGCAAAATTCTGCTAAAATATCCAACGCTGCATTTACTTCTGGATCCATATCCATTGTGTCATACTGCAGATATCGTTCGACTCTGTTGGGGCTACCTGTATAGACATCCGGCAAAAAACTACTGTAGTTTGTTCTAGCAGGTCCTGGTCTGCTGGAGTTCTGGCTGCTCATAGGACTCCACGTGCCGTCAGTTAACGCACCAGTATTAACAGGGGTAAAATATTTTTTCCACGACATAGTTATGCTCTCATATTAAGATTGCCATTCAACGATTTGGTTGCTGACACTGCTTTTTCCATTAAATTTGGCAACTTGGACATTTCACCAGACAGTTTGCCTACTTGCATATTTAACGTATCTAGGCTGGCCACTACATCAGATAAGGTTGTTTCTTTGCCGGCACCTGCGGTAGTTTTTGGTTTGGCATCAGTTGCAGTTGCAGTTGCGGTTTTAGCAGTCTGCGCCTGTTGTTTGGCCTCTGCATCTTTTTTCTCAGCATCTTTCACTGCTGAATTCTTAGCAGCATCAACACCGGCAGTAGCACTGGCAGGTCCTGCCATTGGACCCATAAATCTATCCAGCATGCTGGCAAATGGATCTCGTCCTGTGGTAGTCTGAGTTTTATTTTTTGCAATAGCACCTGCTAGATCACCAAACTCAGTGTCACGAGGTGTCTGATTAGCGCCATACAATGCCAAATCTTCAGGAGACTCTTCAGTAATTTCCGGTTGATTAGCACCATACAATGCTAAGTCTTCATCAGACTCTGTTACTATTTCGCCTTGGTTGCTGACATGATCTAACAGTTTAGACTGTTTGTCTTGAATGGCAATCTCAGTGTCAGCCATTTCTTCTTTGAGATCTTGCAGTTCTTGTTCTTTTATTGCAATATCAGCAGTGGCATTTAAAATGTTTTGATTTCGTTCAGCAATACGATTTTGCAAAGATAGATTTATACTTTCTTCATCGGCTATTTGCGCTTGTAGTTCTTGAATTTCTGCTGCTGATTCTGAATTGTCAATTCTATTGCGCAGCATAGCCAATTCTTCGTTAGACTCTGCAAGATCTTTTTCTTCATACCGTTGATTATTTTCGTAGATATCTTTTTGTGCTTGTAATTTATCTAGGCTAGTCTGAACACTGGCTTGTCGTATTGATTGCACTTGCTTTTCGTCAGCCAGAGTAGATAATTCGTGTCCAATTTGTTGTAGTTCAGAATCAGAAAACTCTTTTTTAGTTGCCAACATTGACTGTGTCTGTTCTGCAATATTATTAGTCTGCTGAATAGTTTCTTCTCGTATGCTGGCTTCTGCAGCGACAGATTGTTGTTGAGCATCGGCCAACTCTTTTTCAGCAGTTAATAAATTTTTAGTGTCTTCAATCACTTGAGATTTTGCACCATCTAACTTGGTTCGCTGAGTTGTCAACTCATTTTCTAATCGACGTTTTGTTCTTTCACTGTCAGTAGCAGCCAGTTCTTGTTCTTTGGCTGCAATATCTTTTTCTAAGAAAGAAACAAATTTTTCAGACGAGTCTTTGTAAATTTTAGCAGATTCAACACTGGCTTCTGCTTGTTGTTTCTTTGATGCCAATGCCTGTTCTTGTGCAAGTTTTTCAACAGATGCTGATTGTGTCAATTGTGAACCTGTTGCGGGCATATCGGCAAAAGATTTTTCAAAAGGTTTTGATAATTCTTTTATGTCTGGACCTTTGACTGTGCTGGCGCCGCCACCAGTAACCGAACTAATCTCAGTAGTAAATTTTTTACTCAGTTGAGTCAAATCAAGATTGCCCATCATCTTGCTAATATCATTTGTGGCCTTGCTTAAATCTGCCTGAGACATTTCTCTAGTCTTACCGTTTTCAGTTATTGTGCCTTTAAGTGCCGAAGCATCAAACTTAGGCATTTCAAACTTAGGCATTTCAAACTTAGGCATTTCAAACTTGGGCATGCCTGCTGACAGTTTGCTAAGATCTAAATTCTTTGACAAGTTATTAAATGCAGTGGCAGCACCTTTGTCCATCATGCCTTTGGCTAGATTCATTTGTTGTTCGCCGTTCAGTACAACTTCACCGGGTTTGGTAATTTCTAGTATTGATCCAACATTTTCAAACATTTTTCCAGCACCGTAGGTTCCCTCTGAGCGCTCTTCTGGCCTTCCTGGTCTACGGTTAGCATCGGGGTTATTAGGATCTTTTCCTGGAATTAGACTGCCTGGGTTATTAAATGCTTCTTTAATTCCAGTGTAGCCTTTTTCTACACCACCCGCCATACGTTCTCTACTGAATCCTGGCGCTTTCAAAAACTTTGTAAATTCAATCATGCCTGTCGCAATTTCGCCGTTCAATCTGTTGACAAACTGATCTTGAACCGCAGCAGTGGCATTCTGCATGACTTTTTCAAACTGTACCACTGCTTGGGTTGTGGCTTTGCCAGCATCTGCTTCACCTGGCTTTGCCAGTGTTCTTGCATCGTCTTGTTGTTGTTTAGCCTGTGCATTTAGTATTTGATTAGCTTTACGGCGATCTGCTTCCAAACTTAGATTCAAGTTGTTTGCTGTAGCCACTTTGTCCATACCTGCGGCTATAGTAGTTGTCTGGTCTGCTAATTGCCTAAAGCCTTTGGTATTCATTCCAGCCGCCGCTGTAAAATCATCGCTAAGGATTTGAGATTTGATCGCTTCTTCTGCACGTTTCACTGCTGCTTCTGCAGCAATTTTTTGTTCTTCTGTTTTTGCCGACTTGACCATTTGTATGGCATTTTGCAATTCGGTACCCGCTGGTCCCAATCCCGCCAATGTATCCTGTGTCTCTTTAGTGGCTGTGCCAAATGCTAGAAAATCTTTCATTAGATTTTGAACGCCTGGACCAAATTGTTGCATACTGGTCATGGCTTTCGTCATGCCTTCGACGGCAAATGTATTGCCTTGACGTTGGAGCATACGTAAGTTGGCTTGATACTGGCCGTCTTTTTCTAATAGTGCCATTTCTGCCTGTTGTGTTTCTCTACTTTTGCCAGTTAATTTGGCAATTTTATCCATCTCCGTAGCCATTGATGCAGCCGATGCAATGGCATCTTCTCTACTTTTGGTATCTTCCATGTTTTGAAATCGTCTTGACGCCAGTTCAATGGCCAGTGTGCCATTGATTTCTTCTGATGTCATTCCTAAATTTCTTAACTGATCACTAACAGATCCAAATGAATCTCCTTGTTTAGCCTGTTGATCAAAGAATGCCTGACTGAACTCATTGAATCTTGCAACACCTTGAGTAACAGATCCGCCCATAGCATTGAGAATACTGGTATTTTTGTTTAAAAATTTGCCGTATTCTTCTAAACTCATATTGGTTTGTGCAATACTACTGCGCATAGCAATAGCATCGCCGTTGAATCCAGCACCAAATTTACCAAAATTTCGCATGGCATCAACTGACTGTTGTGCATATTGACCCATGTAAGACAATGCATCGCCTGCAATTTTACTTTTGTCGCCTATTCTGCCAATTAATTGTCCAACACCACCTACAGTATCGCCGAACTTAACGCCGCCCTCTATGACTCCTCTCAGTGCGCCGCCGGCAATGTTAGCACCTTCGCTTAGGTTTTTTAGAAAATCTTTTCCGCCTCCAGGACCCAAATTTACTGGCGCCGCGGCAGGAGCACTACGAGCTACTTGTCTAAGTGCGTCTACTAAATCATCTTTGGTCAATGCCGTCATAATTTCTATCCTAAAAACTACGTATATAAATACCTATGTTATATTTATACGGAGTTAATATGAGCCAAAATCCATTGCAAAAATATTTTAGACAACCCAAACTGTATGTGTCATTGCCCAGTAAAGGTTTGTATACTGCACCAGATGTTGTTGAAGGAGATCCTACACAGATCCCAGTGTATTCTATGACCGGCATGGATGAAATTCTGTTGAAAACTCCCGATGCATTGTTCAACGGTGAATCCACAGTGAAAGTTATTCAAAGTTGTTGTGCTACCATTACCGATGGCTGGCAAATAAATGCTGTTGATTTAGACCATCTATTGATTGCTATCAGGATTGCCACATATGGCAACATGATGACTATTGAACATACCTGTGGCAATTGCAGTACCGAAAATGAATATGAGATTGATCTAGGCTTGTTAAATGATCATTTCAATCATGTAGAGTTTCATGACACTGTGGATCTTGGTGATGTCAAAGTAAAAATTAGACCTTTAACCTATAAAGAGATGACCACTTTTAATTTAGAAAACTACACACTGCAAAAAATGTTGATCCAGTCTGCACAAAATTTTGACAACCCTGAAAATCAAAAAACTGTCAACGATTTGTACACCAAAATAGCCGCACTGCAAACTGAAGTGTTTATTCAAAGTATCGACAGTGTAGAAATTCCCGATGCTGTGGTCAATCAACAGGCTTATATCAAAGAATGGATTACCAACAGTGAATCAGAATTGTTTGAAAAAATTAAAGATTGTATAGAAAACAATAGAAAAAATTGGAAACTGCCCGCAGTAAAATCTCAATGTAGTAACTGCGGCACTGCCGCTGACTTGGAAATCACCATGGATCAAGCAAGTTTTTTCGTAAGAAAATGACGACTATGTCGAACTCTGACATAGGCAAATATGTTGAGCGACTAGAATCTACTGTCAAGGGTATCAAAGAAGAAATTTTTAAAATCAGTTGGTATATGCGTGGGGGTGTATCCGCACAAGAACTGTTTCACATATATTCTTACGAAGACAGGATGTTGTTAAGTTCTTTAATCAAAGACAACATTGAAACTATACAAAAAACCAAGTTGCCGCTTTAGTCTAGACCAAACTGCTTGATCAATCTATCGGCAGTTCCAGGAACCCCAAAATCAATGTCGTTATCTTCTGGTTTAGCAACTGGTGGTTTGGTCTGCCCAGAAGTGGTACCTGCGGTGGATCCTGTGCTAGCAATACGTTGTTTGTCTAATTCACCGTTGACCATTTCATAACCAGTGACTCGAAATAATTGATACCAAAAATTATCACTGTATTCTTCATATGGTGTGTATTCATAAATAAGTCGCAACGCTGCTCTAGCAAGATCCTCAACTATAGGTTGTTTCATTAACACTGATTGAACTAGCAAAGTCAATGCAGGTTTGTCTAGTGCGGCAATCCAAGAACCCCCGGGTATTTTTCCATACACCCATGTCAGTATTTTATCTATTGGAAATTTTGCAGCAACTAATCTTGCTGCGCCTAGACCTAAAAATATTGTAACAAACTTGGCAATAGTTAAATCTGTAATGTCCTTGATTTGCCACTCAGCATATTCTTTGCTAAATTCTCCATTAACGTATCCTGCATGAATGGCATCTACTTCACTGCGCCATTCTAAGATAGGTACAGCCAAGTTGGCACCAAGACCCAACAGTGTTGATCCTACCCAAGATTTCTCCCAAAATGCGGCAGTACGTTTGCTTGCGGCTGCAACACCGGGTCCCCAGATTTTGCTTTTTCTAATGTAGTCAGCGTAACTTGAATAGTATCGACGTTGTCCGTCTACCATAGTGTAAATTTTACCGTTAGGTGCTCTCTTAATAGGACTGATTTTGTCCTTGGCACCTTTGATCAGCGGCGCTTCTCCGCCAGCACCTTGACGTTGTTTAGCGGCTATCTTAGCATCTCTTTGAGATTTAGTCATGTAAAATCGTGACTTGTGTTGAATAGCACCTTTAGCCGATCTAAAGATCTTGGGATCTAAAACACCATTAGGTTTCATTACCTGATATTTCATGAATCCAGTTTTAATCACATTAGCCAGTGCTTCTTGCAATGTCGTGGTTTCTGATAAAATTTCATAGACTTTCATGTACATATTTATATGAGACGAACTAAGTTCGTCTGTGTTTTCGCTAACGCTCAACACATTATTCTTAGAACAATAACTACGAAGTAGTTTAAATTCATGTAGATTGTTTCAGTCAGACGGAACCGTTTTGCACGGTTCCATCTTTTTGTCTTCATGTGAGTTGTCACAGCCGAGACGTTGGAAATAGGTGTTTTACCGTAATGCTAATGGGCTCTGATCTTTCCCAACCTACATCGACTCGCTTATTACAGCGTCTTAAACCTCGTTCCTAGTGTTTAAGTTTTTATAGCACGGTTTTTCGTATGCTAACATTCATACTATATCAATGCGTTGGGCGTATGGTTCGAACCCTTAGACTCTCTTGCAATTTTTCAGCATAGTGGATTACCTCCACGGGAGTGCATCAATATGTTACGTGTCCGGTTATTCCCCGGTTTTTCCACAGCGGTATTACGAACTGGCCCGCCAACCTTGGGTGTTAGATTAAATGAGCCTAAGATTTTAATATATGTGAGCCATGTACACGAACTTGTATGTGTCCGTTGTAATACTCGTCTGATTCTAATACTTTACGGGAGAATTGTTCTCTGGCCTCGATGTAAGAGCATTGCGCCTTTGAGTTGCAGTAATATAAGATTTCTCTTGTGAAATTTTCTTTGCCTAATTCGTCTATGTCTTTTTGAAGATTAGGACTACTTCCGTAATAGTCACGCCAGTCGCTGTCGACTTTGCTTCTAATCTTCTTTTTCTTCTTGGTACCGTTCTTTAGTTTTACAGTTTTAACCGTAGTCTTAGAGAATTTTGCAAGTTTTTTGCCTATATATTTTCTGCCAGAGATGACATTGGTTATAAGATATACAAATCCGATACACTCTTCGGGAAGTGTTTCGATAATTTCATTCTGATAAGTCCATGACATTAACTAGTTAGTGTCTTTATCTTCAGACTGCTCTGCCTTTTGAATTGCCTTAAATTTATCTTTTTCATGCCGCCAATCTTGTATTTCTACACGACGTTGACTGCATATTCTTCTTATCTCACTGAGCCAGTAACGAGTATCCATAGCACTTCTTTTGGTTCCCCTAGTGACCCAAATTTGATTATACTTAAAGTATTGTTGAAATGCTCGATATAACTCGTCGTGACTGTCTGTCATTCTACTATTTCAATGTCATTGCTGTATGAAGTGTATCCGTTTTCTTTGATAACTTTGAGAACATTAGTAACACGACCTATCAATTCGTCCTTGTGGCTGATTAGATAGATATTTTTGTTGCGCTCTCGAGCCATCTTTTTCAAAACACTCAATGCACTTTCAACACCTGCAGAATCTAAACCATTGTCGATTAATTCGTCAATGAACAACAAGTTGATATTTTGATATAGACTTTCCCATACATCACGGAAACTCCATGACAATCCTAAAATTAAACGATTGCGTTCGCCTCTACTTAGGTTGTCAAAATCTAAATCTTGACCCAACTGTGTAATTTCTACACTGAGATCGTTTTGAAAATTAACTTGATGCGGTAATCCCATCTTGTCAAGATAATAAGTTAACCGATTGTTTAGATAGGCAAGATTTTGATCAATGATCTTCTTACGAATAAAACTGTCTTTACTGGTTAATAACTTTAAAAGAAACTCTTGATGATCTTTCAATGTGGTAATGGCATTGATATTATCCCAATTGATCTCTTGAATAGCAGTATGTTTCAAATCATCAATTTGTTCTTGATAAGGATCTACTTCAACTTGTCTACTAGACAGTGCTGATTCTAAACTTGCAAGATTATTTTGATGTTTCAATGCCGCTTCTAACGAATCATAGTATATTTTAGGTCTACCATTGATATCACCAATAGTCTCTAACTCTAAAACAACGGCAGCATAATCGTTGCTGACTTTATCAAGATAAGTTTGTGCATCGATCAAGTTCTTTTCAGCACCAGCAGTCATTTCTTCATGCTTGTGCGTGTGCAGTTCTTGTTCACATGCCGGGCATGTCTTATTCTTTAACTGTTCAACTTCTTTAGAATATTTGTTTACAGACTTATCTGCTTGAACTACTGCTGTTTCTAATGTGGCTTTTTCTTTGTTAAGACTCTTAATCTTAGCACTCTGCTCATCATAAACTTTAAGTTTAGCATGTTGTTCTAATTCTTTTTCAATGTCTACACTCTGCAGTTCGGCAATACTCTGTATAATTTTTGCACAATCGTCTTTCTGTTGACTATACCATGCTTTTTGTCTGGTTTCTAAACCAGTAATGCTGATCTGAATTTTTTCATTTGATTTTTTAGCAGCCTCGATATCAGCATTTTCTTGATAGATACTGTCTTTACTAATGCGTATTTGTTCTTTAAGAGATTCTGCTTTCTCACTGAGTAGAGTAATGCCTAACAGTTGTTCGATAATTTCTCTCTGCTCGTTGGTTTTCATCGACAGAAACGGTTCGGTATATGTGTTTAAAGCCAGTATATGTCGAAACATGGTATGACTCATACCCAACAATTCGTCTAGATCTTTCTGAGTTTCTCGCATGTCGCCTTGACTGTCGTCAGATGATTCAGATGCCTGCTCTTGATTATTAACAAAAAATTTCATAACGTTGGGTTTACGCCCACGCTCTACACGATAATCAACACCGTCTTTGTTAAATGTCAACGTGACCAACATGTTTTTGTTGTTGATTTTGTTGATTAAATTATCTTTTTTGATATTAGTTAGTGCCTGACCATACAATGCAAAACTTAATGCATTTACAATGGTAGTTTTACCAGTTCCATTGCGACTGCCGCTGTCGTCGCCGCCTTGATCTAAGTTTTCACCTAGTACCAATGTCAGTTGTTCTCGATCAAAGTTTACAGCCTGAGTCTGATTACCCACACTCATGAAATTTTTTACAGTTAGATCTTTTATACGAATCATAAATTATTATATACACTCAATAGTACTTTGGTATCAAAAGTATCACTTTCTATGTTTATCAATTGTTTACTAACAATTTGATCAACACTTTCAAAACTTTGAACATCAATGCTAGTGTTCATCTCAACTTCTTTCTTTTCTGGAATAAGTGTAAGTTCTCTAATGTCGTAATCATTAACAAATTTTTCTTTGATAAAACTGGCTTCTTCGTAACTGATATCAATATCTAATGTAACTCGAAGATGCATCTTACTGCTTAACAAATTGTCTGCTTGATCAATAAGTTGACTTAGTTTGATAGTTCTAAATTTAGGACAGTCAGGCCAATTGATATATTCTGGTTGTCCACCCCACTCTAATATCATCATACCACGTTCGTCGTCCCATGCATCTGCATAGTTGTGAGGAAATGCATTGCCAATATAGATCATATTACGTTGTTGTTGACGTTTATGAAAATGTCCACTGAACCCTAATTCATAACCTTTGAAACTTTCAAGATTTATTTCTCCATGATCCGGCATCTGCACCATGGCGTTCATAAAGAAACTGGGCAATTCAAAATGTCCAAAGATATACTTGCCACCCTTCTTGCCAATATGTCGCCATTCTTCTCCAACAAGCCAAGGACACAGTGTAACATCGCCTTGAGTCATAGGTTTATGCACCACAGTGATGCCAGGAATATATTTGCCAAATTCTACAGAGTGGATATCACGCTTATCTTTATAGTAAAGATCATGATTACCAGGAAAGAAATAAAACTGATCAAAAGCCTGTCCGAGTTTTTCCAGTGCTCGAAGGGAGTAGTCCATAGTTGTAATATTAAGACTATTGCGGTTGTGATGCCAATCGCCCATAAAAATACCTGTGTCACATCCTTGCTCCTTGGCTTTTTGTATATACCAATCAACAAAGTCCTCACAATCTTGATTGTGGACTGATGAATTGCTTTTAAGACCAAAATGTATGTCTGTAAAACACGCTACTTTTTTAAAAAGATTGCTCAATGTAAATTCCTTTTTGCTATTATACAACAATGACCAACAGAGATCAATCGGTTGTTTCGTCAAATCGTTTGATAGCAGCAGCGTGTTCACCGGCCCCAGTTCTTGAATAACTAGGATTCATTCCGTTTATTTCTAAAATATCATCACGAATACTTTGATTACGTTTTTCAATATTAATAACTCGAACAAAACTGTTAGTTACGGCAGCAGTGTAATAGGCAAACGGATTGTTTGATTTTGATTCGTCAAACTGTAGGCCGATCTGCGTCAATTGCAAAATAGCCTGTCCACGCATTTCATCGTTGTAAGTATAACCACGCACATTGCCGCGAGTGGCATAACGTTCACACAGTTTCAAAAACATACGTGCCAATGTGGGTGTAATTTGTCCGTGATCTTTATTAAAATGCCCAGTGTCTAATGCGCCTTGCCAATGACTTTTGCCCACACATATTAATTGATCATTTTCATCGAATTTCCAATGCTGGAACGCCGGAAAATTTACTCGATCTCTTTTATCTGCTTCACTCTTTGGATTGCGTTTTCTAGTAGAATTTGCAGGAATATGCTCATAGGTCATGATTCTAAAAATTACATCAGTCTTTGCTATTTTTTTATAATCGACTTCTGTGTCTACTTGTTTGACTTTTTCACCGGCTGCTTTACGTCGATGATATTCAGCATCCCCTAATCGTTTTGCTTTAGCACGTTTAGCCTCTGCAACAGTACGAATATTGATCTTTTCTACAGTTGGTAAAATAATATCGTATTGATGAAATTCTGGTTGTGTATAAGAACTAAATGAATTTTTACTGCGATGTATCTCTTCTAAAATGTCTTTATTGTTCAAATAATTTATTTTCATTATATCTTTCCTTATGCTATTTTAAACTATACAGTTAATTTTGTCAACTAAATATGATGATATTGGGAGTACACATGGCATCTATTTTTGACAGTAACAGATTCGGATCCGGCGCTGCCACACTGGCAACCGCGGCTAGATCTATTGGATCTATTTCGGGCCTAGCCACAGGCAATCTTGGAGCCATTGGCGGCGCAGCCAACAGACTCAGCGGCGCTCTTAATAATTTAGCAGCAGTAGGCGGCATCATTAGTTCAATTAGAAGTATCAATCTTCCATCTAAAGGTGAGCCTACTGGTAAAATAAACAATGCTGCTGCTACGTTTAGTGATACGGACTGGCGTGTGCGATTAAGTATTCCTAGTATAGACAGTTTCACCAGTAGTCCGATACTGGCACCGTTACGAGCCGCAGGCGGCGCAGTGTTCCCGTATACACCTACTATAAGAATCAGTAACAGTGCAAATTATGATGCGACCAAACCAATACATCAAAATTTTGCATTTCAAAGTTATGTAAACAGTCAAGCAGACTCAATTAACATCACTGCACCTTTCTATTGTGAAGACAGTGTGCAAGCAGCATATTGGGTATCTATGGTGCATTTTTTAAGATCAGTGACTAAGATGTTCAGCGGCCAAGATGCATTAGCAGGTAACCCGCCCCCAATTTTATATTTCAGTGCCTATGGTGATTTTGTTTTTAAAAATATACCAGTAGTGGTTACCAATGTCAGTGTGGATCTTGATGCTGCCAGCGATTATATTGCCACAGACATGTCAGAAGCAGCCAACGTGGACACATTTGGTGCAGCATTTGGATTAGCTGACGCTACAGTGGGCATACTGGGAGCAATAAATCCAAGAGCCGGAGCAGCATTAAGCAAAGCAAACAATGTTATACAAGGGATTTCGGGCGTAGCCAACAGTTTTGCTCGTCAATTGGCCAATGCTGGTGGTGGCACAAGCGGCAGCAAAACGTATGTACCTACAAAAAGTTCAATGTCAATTTCATTGCAACCAATATACAGTAGAGACAGTGCTAGAACATTTAGTCTACAAAAATTCGTCAACGGTGACTATGTTAAATCTAACGGAACAGGATATATCTAATGTCAGTTAACAGCATCTATACTAACACCAGTCCTTGGTTTTCTACTAGAATTGCCAAGGACTATCTTGACATATTAAAAATTAGACCAGTGTCTGCAGAACAAGATGATTATCTTTACACTATTGAACCTCAATATACCTACAGACCTGATCTGTTGTCGTTTGATCTGTATGGCACATCCAAACTTTGGTGGGTATTTGCACAACGAAATCTAGATATAATACAAGATCCTGTGTTTGATTTTATTGCAGGTACTCAGATTTTTATCCCTAAAAAATCTGGATTAGTTTCAACATTGGGAATTTGATATGTCTAATTTTGGTCTTGACAAATTAAGTGCAACCACCGCAACTAAGGCAGTCTCAACAGTATTAACCGGTGCTAGTATTGTACAAGGCGTTAATGCTGTAAAAAGTCTTGCAGGAGCAATAGCCAACCCAACTAGTATTGTTCCACAACTAGGTAATCAATTGGCCTCGGCAGCCGGACAATTGCTAGGTGGTGCTGGAGTATTGCGTGCCTTGGGAAATTTTGTTCCTGAGTTAAAAGTAAATCTTGGTAATATCAATGAAAATGCTGAAGGTGCAAAAACAAAAAACACAATTTCTCAAAAACCTCCATTTGCTAATATTCTAAGTAAATTTGCCAGTTACAATTATATTTTTACTATATCGTGTCTTGATAATCAAAGCATAAATTTTCCTGATTCTACATACCGCGCCGGAAGATTTAATCAGTTGGTGCTGGCCAGCGGCTCAATAAATCCAGAAAATCGAGTCAACACGGCATTCGGAAAATATGATTTTTTTATGGATGATTTAACCATACCACATACATGTTCATTCAGCAAAGACGCTGTCAATACCAACAATATGACATTTCGATTTAAAGTTATTGAACCTTACAGTATGGGATTATTTGCGCAGGCATTACAAGTTGCTGCTGAAGACGCAGGATATTCAACTTACTTAAGCAACACACCATTTTTATTAACCATTGACTTTGCTGGGCACACAGAAGATCAATTGGCTGCTTCGTTGCCTCTAGAAAGAAGATTATATCCTTTTACTTTTGCTACAATCAATGCCCGAGTTACTACCAAAGGCACAGAATATGAAATCGTAGCCAATCCTCATAATCAACAGGCATTTAACAGAGGTTTTCATGTAATTCAAAGTGATACGAACATCAGCGGAGAAACAGTTCAAGAAATGTTGCAAACTGGAGAAAAAAGTTTACAACGTGTGATTAATGATTATCTCATAGAACAAGCAAAAACTGACAATCGTGAACCAGATGAAATTGTGATATTATTCCCACAAGATCCGTCTTCACCCCTGCAATCAGCCGCTGAAGATATCAATGCTGCAACAAAAAATCCTAAAAACTCTGCTGGAAGCAACGACATCTACAGTAAATTAAAATTAAAAAGAAGCACTGGAGAATTAAACAAAACTCAGGTGCAAGAAACAGGTTCGGTTAACACTGTTGGATCAGCCAGCATGGGATTTACTTCGGCGAGGCAAGGCGACAGTCCGTTTGGCAAAGACAATGCTATCTACGATAAAGAAAAAGGTGTTTACGTAAGAGGAAATTTAGAAGTCAACGTGACCACTAGCGATTTTAAATTTTTACAAGGCACTGACATTACCAACGTAATCAATCAAGTGGTGTTAATGAGTGACTACGCTAAACAGGCTCTACGTGACGGGCAGGTTGATGATGCAGGTATGATACCGTGGTGGCGTATTGATCCGCAAGTATACGAAAAGAAAACCACAGCAAACTTAGGCAAAACCGGCAGACTTCCCAAATTGATAGTGTTCAGGGTAGTGGCATACAAGGTCAATTCGGCAATACTGTTACCTCCCGGTGCAGCACCAAAAGGTGCTAAGAAATTAAAAGAAGAAGCAATCAAAGTTTATGACTATATCTACACAGGTAAGAATACTGAAGTAATTGATTTCCAAATTAATCTTGATGCTACTTTTAGAAAAGCAGTGGCCCCTGACGGATTTAAATCATCTCAAGATACTAAAACTAAACAACAAACAGGACAAGATGCAACAGAAGTAGACAAAGAGCCCACATTTGACAGTGGTGCTAATAACATTGCCAATGCTACAACAAGACAAGTGTCATATACTGCTGATCAAAGTGGTACAGATAAAAAAGGTGGCGGCGGCCAAGAAGATATTTCCACACGAATAGCTAGAAATTTTATGGATGCACTGGTGTTGGGACAGGATCTAGTGAATACAGATTTGAAAATTCATGGAGATCCTTATTTTCTTGGTGATAGCGGAATTGGAAATTATACCAGTCCTGAAACAAATTATAGGATGATCAACAGTGACGGCAGTATGAATTATCAGAATACTGAAATCTATATAGTTGTTAATTTTAGAACACCTACAGACATTCAAGAAGGTACCAACGTTTACAAAAATTTACAATCTAGTTCTATGTTGGTACAAAGTTTCAGTGGGCTTTATAAGATAAAGTTTGTAGAAAGCAGGTTTTCTGGTGGCAAATTTACGCAGACATTAGAAATTATTAGACAAGTACATCAAGAATTGGTAGACAGAAATGCACCAGAAGTTGCGCTGGGTGTTAACCAAGATGCTGGTCCCCCAGTCGACACTTCGCTGCAATCTGATGATCCTGATTATGAACAGGCCATTGCTAATATTGAAGCAGACAGTGTTGGTTCGGAATCTACTATAAGCGACCAAGAAATAACAAATAACAATGCCGCACTAGGCGATTGGAACGGATAATGAGTAATGACGATAGACTAGCAGAAGGCGCTAAACCGGATTCTCGTCCTGGACCTTTTTTAGCCAGAGTGGTCAGTATCACTGATCCCTATTATATGGGCACATTGGAAGTGGAACTGTTACACGAGTCTGGCAATCAAAATGCTAGAGAAGGCCAAGTGCATCAGGTCAAATACCTAAGTCCGTTTGCTGGCAGTACCAGTGTGGCATATGTGGACGAAAACAACGAATACAACAGCACACAAAAATCATACGGCATGTGGATGGTGCCGCCCGATATTGGCAACACAGTTGTAGTAATCTTTATAGACGGGGATCCTAGAAGAGGATTTTGGATTGGGTGTGTGTTAGATCCTAATGTAAACTTTATGGTACCGGGGTATGCTGCTACATCATTTAATGTAGACGGCGATAAATCAAGAACTCCCGTTGCTGAATATAATAAAAAAGCAAACGATATCAGTGCTAAAGATACCACACGATTGTTGAAACCTTTTCATCCATTTTTGCAAGACAGATATCTTGAACAAGGCCTGTTAGAGGATGACATTAGAGGTATTACCACATCCAGTGCTAGAAGAGAAATTCCCAGTGCTGTGTTTGGCATATCGACTCCTGGCCCAATTGATAAAAAAGGTCCACGTGGAAAAGTTGGAAAATTTGAGCATGCTATTAACGAAGCATTTATCAGCAGAGTTGGCGGCTCAAGTTTTGTTATGGACGACGGTGATGATAAATTTCTTCGTAAGACATCACCGTCAGAAGGTCCTCCTGAATACGCAGCAGTTGAACAAGATGAAACTGACGGTGATGTTTATAGACCCCACAATGATTTATTAAGATTTAGAACACGTACAGGTCATCAAATACTGCTACACAATACAGAAGATTTAATTTATATTGGCAATGCTCGTGGCACCAGTTGGATTGAAATGACCAGTGATGGCAAAATAGATATCTATGCTGAAGATAGTGTAAGTTTGCACACTAAACAAGATTTAAATTTCTATGCCGATAGAGATATTAATTTTGAGGCAGGACGAAATTTTAATACTAAAGTTGCAGGTGAAATGCACACACATGTTATTGGAGATCAAATTTTAATCGTTGATGCTAATCAAAAAATTCATATTAAAGCAGCAGTAGATATAACATATGATACAACATACACTCACCATGTAAAAGAAGATGTTAATATTTTGTTTGATGCAAATTATCTACATCATGTAAAAAGCGATGTAGACTGGGTGTACGATGCCAACTGGAAACATAAAGTAACAGGCCAAGTAGACTGGAACTTTCAACAAGGACTCAACTGGGACGTAGGCGGTGGGTCTGGCGGCGGCGCAACTGTAAATTCTACCATTTTTGGAAGTGAAGTTATTAAAAGAACAGGTAATATTGATTATACTGTAGTAGGTAACAGAAAAATTACTACTACTGGTAATTTAGATATTAATACTGGCGGCAACACTGCAATCACATCTGGCGGGTCACTAGATATTAAAAGTGGCGGAGACAGTAGATGGACCGGTGGTGGCGCAACCAGCATTGGCGGAGCATCATTGGTGCTTAGTGCTGGTACAATTAATCTTAATGGTCCAGCAGCACCCACAGCAGTTACGGCAGCAGTTGCCGCAGCACCTGGCGGCGCCGACTCTGCAAGTGAGGCCAGCGAAGCAGAACTACCAAAAGAATTAAAAACTCACAGTTTACCAGATGAAGAAGGCAGTGAATTAACGCAGTCGATCATGCGTAGAATACCCACACACGAGCCTTGGCCACATCATGAAAATCTTGACCCGGTAAAATTTAAACCTGATCAGACTGATAGGGATATCGATGATAGGAACGAGGGAAATAGTTCGTCAATCGCCGATACGTCTGAATATTGGAAAAAATACACTACTGGAACAGATACATTTGCTAAAATTTCAGGAGCAAGCGAAATATGACAATCAACAACAGATTATATAATAGAATCACAGTCAAGGGACCAGGTCAATCTCAACAAACTCCTAACACAAAAATTTACAAAGGTTTCAGTACAATTAGTAATGCTACTGAAAATTTTGGATTGTATGATCTCGCATTGATCAAACAAGACATAGTAAATCATTTTC